ATAAATGGTCTACTCAGGAAAGAATTGGATTTAGGTAATATTTCAGATGGAAGTATCATATACAAAGGAAACAAAGAGAAATTCAAAATTATTACAAACTACGATATGGTTAATATTAGTCCTGGTGGTGGTTTTGTTGTGTCTAAGGATATGCCACGTTCAGAATTGATGAGATTGAATGGTATGTTTAATGAATCGTTTCAAGACGAAGAATTTAGAAAATGGCTATTTGATAGACTTGGAAAAACACCAATTGGTGGTAAACCAGAGGTTCTGGATAAAGTCATACATGATATCAAAGTTTTTCAGGAAAAACATAAATAAATAATATCATACAGTTGGTAGAAATAAACTTAAATATTTGACAAAGAATTCGGAGTATGTTATACTCTGTTTCAATGATAGTAAACTTGGTATAAGAAAAGTATTCTGGACGGGGGTGCGAATCCCCCCAGCTCCACCAGAAGCACATGTCTTAGATGAAAGAGACCGTTTTACGGGCTCTAATGAGGTGTGTTTCTGATGGGGCTGCATAGTTTCGACAGGGTAACAAGTACGATATTGGGCTATCCGTCAGAGTTGACGTAAACACTAAAACAAAATATCTGCAAACGAAAGTTCATACAGATTGGCAGCCTAAACGCTGACTAGGGTTTCGGTTGGTTTCCTCGTAACAGAATAACCAACCATTTTTAAACAAAAGGAGTTTTTAATGAAGAAAAGTTTAGTTGCTCTAGCGGCATTTATTTCAATCGCATCCCAGGCTGCAAATTTTGTTCAAGTGGAACAAGAACATGTTTTAGGACGTAATGGACAACCAAATAGTGAAGTGTCATATCTACGTGCAGGTAAAGATTTAGGAGATTATACGTTGGGTATACAATCACGTACTGCTCGTTTTTCAACAAACAGCATTTCAAACAGTTTAGAAACAACTGTTTCAAATAAAAATGTTTCAGCATTTGGCATTACACCATTCGTTGGTATGGGACACAATTTTGGTTCAACGACTAATGGTTACAACTATGGTATAGTTGGTCTAAAAGCTGGTAAGCAAATTGGTCCGGGTTTCGCATATGCGAGTGTGAAAACTCGTGTACGCACTAGCGAAGCCGATCCAAAACAAACTGTTGTTATCGCTGGATACTCTGTGCCAATTAGCAAAGATTTAGCAGTTAACGTTGGCCTAAGCCGTTCAGGTCAAGACATTAAAGAACGTGGCGCAAGCGTTGGTCTATCAGTCGGTTTCTGATTGTATAAATAAAAATGAGTTGGGGGGTTCTCAATAAAAACCCACCATACACCCACACACAGGAGAAAATATGAGTATGAGTCCATTTGAGATTCGCTTAGAACTACTGAAGATGGCAAAAGATATGCTAGAATCAGATTACTTCGGCGAGAGAGAAAAAATAGCCAACCAGTTCGCAATGGACTGTGACGTTGCAAAATCAAAAGGTGCAGAGACACCAAAGCATCCAGGCTATCCAAAATACCCAGCAGAGACTGAAATTATTAACAAAGCCGCTACGCTAAATGCGTTTGTGTCTATGTTACCTGACGCTACTAAGCCGAAGAAGTCATGATCGGGCGTGGGCGATTTTGCCCACATACACACAGAAAGGAAAAGATGCGAAGTAAACCTATACTTTTGAGTATATTGTTATCAGCAATAATTTTAACTTTATCTATGGTCAACGTGAGGCAACCAAACATGCCAATCAAACCAAACTTCAATGCTTTGACCGCAGATTTGCAAAAGCAAGTACAATGTTTAGCTGAGAACATTTACTTTGAAGCTGGACATGAACCACTAGCTGGTAAACAAGCGGTAGGATTCGTGACAATCAACAGACTACAAACCGGTAATTATGCGGGTGACATTTGTGGTGTGGTACAACAGAGAGATGGTAATGTTTGCCAATTCTCTTGGTATTGTGATAAGACTATTACCAGCAAACGCTTGACTATCAAGCACACTCCGTTGTATAATGAGATATTGCAGATTGCAACTAACCTTGTTGTAAACTTTGAGATGATGACGGATGTAACTAATGGAGCAACTTATTATCATGCCAACTATGTTAACCCTGGTTGGACAAGATTGAGAAAAGTTGAAACGATTGGTAATCATATTTTTTATAAACGCAATTTGGACAGAATTGACAGAAACAAAGGAATCACATGAATAAAGACTTGATTACAGTCTCAACTTGTATTACAATTATTGCAGTTGCACTAATTTTTGGTGCATTCAATTACGAAACAAACAAGCAAAACAACATGGCAAAAAACATTGAAGCCGCTATCGCTAAGGGAGTTGATCCTATTTCAGTTAAGTGTGCCTATGAAACATCCTCTAATCCAGTTTGTATAACGTATGCCGCAACAACTAAAAAATGACAAAGACGCTTGATCAAATTATGCAGAATATTGGATTGTCTAGACCAATCGTGTCTAGACGTTCATATTCATCTAGTGCTAGAAAACGCAGAAATCGTGCTCGGCTTAATCAATCTTGGACATGGGAACCAACTGAAGTTCCAAAACATATTATGAATGATAAATTTTTTGTCGGTGCTTCCGACTACAATGATTTTCTGTATACACAACTCGTTGATGCGAGAACTACAGCAGGTAAATCCACTCTTAGTCGTGAATTGAAACTTCTCGGTGGTCGCCACAAATGGCATGACTTCATTGAGACCGAATTTGATGGTGATCACATCATTGAATTTAGTGATTCTGGTGGTATGATTCTTTTTGAAGATCACACTTTTCTTCGCTATGGAGTTAACTCAAATACGATTACAGTTAACAGTTTTGGTGATGATGACTTTCTGGAAAGTGTCAACGATATTCTTCTGCAACATTTTGAAGAAGTTACGTCATACATTGAATGGGTATACTCTAACGATGGTAACTCAGTAAACGTTCCATTGAACGTTGATAGATTACCTGTTGATGAAATGTATCCTTTTCTGAAAGAAGAGAAGTTGACAGAATACTATGATAGATATCTTTCTTCTAATGCGAACATTCTTTTGTTGATCGGACCACCTGGTACTGGTAAAACTACATTCATTCGTGGTCTTCTAGCACATAGCAATTCATCAGCGATTGTAACATATGATTCCGCAATTTTGGAGAAAGATTATCTCTTTGCACGTTTCATTGAAGATGAAACCAGTGTGATGGTGCTGGAAGATTCGGATAACTTCTTAAAAGCACGTAGTGATGGTAACTCTATGATGCATCGTTTCCTAAATGTTGGTGATGGATTGGTAACAACCAAAGGTAAGAAATTGATTTTCTCTACCAACTTGCCAAGTATTCGTGATGTTGATCCTGCGTTGATTCGCCCTGGACGTTGTTTTGATGTTCTATCGTTTGATCAATTGAGTGGTGAAGATGCAACTAAGTTGGCAACTAGACTTGGTGTTACATACGAAACCAAACCAGAAGGTAAGTATAGCATTGCAGAAATTTTCAACAAGAAAGTTGAAGGTACTACCAATAACAATCGTGTTGGTAGTAAGATGGGTTTTGTTTAAGGAGTATATTATGGCAGTAAAACAGTTTTCTATTAATCAGATTTCTAGTGAAGCGGACCGCAAGAAATTGCTGGATGCAATCAAGGAGTGTTCTAACTCCAAAACACGTATGGAAGGCGAACGTGACTTTATCAAAGAAGCAGTATCTAAAGTTTGTGAAGACTTGAAATTGCCGAAGAATATTGTGAATCGCTTAGTAAAAGTTTATCATAAACAAAATTATGATGAGGAAGTTGTTACACATGAACAATTTGAACAACTGTATGAAACGATTGTAAAGTGATGCCAACCAAAGATGAGATGTATCAGTTTCAGGTAAAGATTGAAGAAATCGTTACCGAGACTAACTACAACTATATGGAAGCAATTGTGGAGTATTGTGACCGAACTGGAATGGAGATTGAACTCGCTTCATCGCTGGTAAATAAGGATCTCAAGGCAAAAATTGAGATTGCCGCACAAGAACTTAACATGTTGCCAAAGACTACCAGACTTCCTATTTGAATTGTGATATAATTACATTATGACTGGTTATGAAGCGTTCTCGTTGTATCATGTATTAAAACTGCACTTTACAACGGACTACGATTATTTTAAATACAACGGCAAGTCAAATATCAGTATTGAATCATTTGAGAAACGTAAAGACAAATACCACTTCTATAAGTTATCACGTAAGTATGACACAGAAGAGTATAAAGAATTTATCGTTTCAAATATGGTAGATAGTGATAAGACTTGGGCTGGTTCTTTGCTTGAAGAAGATGCGTATCAAATTCACTTGAAACGCATCACTATCATTCAAGCACTGAGTTACAATTTTAAAAATGATTGTTGCACAATTGCTAGTGCAGGAAACATTAATGAACTTTTACACACAACTGGTGAGTATCCAAAATTACTTACCATGGCTTTGCAAAAAGAAATTAGTGTTGAGACTTTGTGCATACTTAATTCGCTTATGAATTTTATGTCCATGTGGCATAGAAAAATTGAAGATGACATTCGTTATCCTGGCTTGCACAGGAAGTGGGTTAAGTATGCACCTTTTATTATGTTTGACCGTGAAAAGATTCGTGAAATTGCTTTGAAAGAATTACAATGATTGAGAAAATTTATTTGGATATGGATGGCGTTCTCTGCAACTTTGAACGCCGTTACTTTGAGTTATACAAAGAACTCCCAGGTTCTATGCGTGACCGCAAAGATTTTAATGTTCATTGGGATAACTTCATTCTGACAAATCAATTTGAAACTTTGGATTGGTATCCCGGTGGAAAAGAATTGGTATCATTCTGCTTAGAGCAGGATATTCCAGTTGAGTTGTTGACTTCATCTGGTGGACAAAAGCACCACGAAGAAGTTGAACGACAAAAGAATGTTTGGTTGAAACATAACGGACTTGGTTCATTGACTGCTAACGTAGTCGCTGGACGTAAACGCAAGGCTGATTATGCTACACCAAACACAATTCTTATTGATGATACTCCTGATGTTATTCAGTCGTTCAATGCGGCTGGTGGTATCGGTATTCTTCATAAAGAACTTGGTAATACTATGATGATGTTGAAAGACAGACTTGCAGTATCACTAAATACATGATACAATGCATCATGTGGATAATTTAATACAACGCATACAATTTATACAAAGGAAAATACTATGTCTTTCGCTAATCTAAAACGCAACCGTGACAGCCTTGAAAAACTTTCAAAGGCTATTGAGAGCACCACACATACTGCTGAGGCTGGCTCCAAAGATGACACCCGATTCTGGCAACCAACTGTAGATAAATCTGGCAACGGAATGGCTACTATTCGTTTCTTGCCTGCTCCTGGTGTTGACGGTGAAGATGGACTACCATGGGTTCGCCGTTTTGATCACGGCTTTCAAGGACCAGGCGGTTGGTTCATTGATAACTGCTTGACTACTACAGGTGATAAGTGTCCCGTTTGTGAACACAATTCTACTCTGTGGAATTCTGGCATTGAAGCAAACAAAGAAATCGTTCGTAAACAAAAGCGCCGCTTGAGCTATATTGCGAACATCTATGTTGTTTCTGATCCTGCGCATCCAGAAAATGATGGTACTGTTCGCTTGTTCAAATTCGGTAAGAAGATTTTTGATAAAATCTCTGAAGCAATGAATCCAGAATTTGCAGATGAAACTCCAGTTAACCCATTTGACTTCTGGGAAGGTGCTAACTTCAAATTGAAGATTCGTAATGTTGAAGGCTATCGTAACTACGACAAGTCTGAGTTTGCCGCACAAGGTGCATTGTTTGATGATGATGACAAATTGGAAGCAATCTACAAACAAGAACACTCTTTGAAGGACTTCACTGATAAGAAAAACTTTAAGCCATACGAGCAATTGAAAGCACGTTTAGATAAAGTTCTAGGCTTTGAAGGTGATGCATTACCTAGCATTCGTGCAGAAGATGTTGAACTACATGCTTCACCAGCACCAGTTCGTGCTAAGCCAGCACCTGTTGCTGATATCGCTGATGATGACTTGGACTACTTCAAGCAACTAGCTGAATAAACGCTCCTTTCTCTGAGAAACGTTTGACCCCTCCTTGTGAGGGGTTTTTTATTATCCTGCCATTCTTAGCAGAAGTTTTCCTAGTTCAACATCAATAGTTTCTGCTGGACCAAGAGATCCACCTCCGCCCGATGTTGTTGTGTTGCGTTGTGAATTGTCTATGTTAACAATAGGTGCTTCTGGTGTGGATGCTGCACGTGCTAATGCTGCCATCTGTGTACTTGATTGTGATAATGTTTGACCTGTTGTGGATGGTCTGTATAAGTTTTCTGCAAATACAGTTCCGCCGATAGTCTTACCATTTGCGGCTTGCATTTCAGCCATCTTTTTATTAAACTTGGCTTCACCACCAACTGCACCATATGCGGCCGAGTTTGCGGCAGTAAATGAATCCAAACTTGTTGAGATATTATTCAACGAATTGGTACTACTCATAATCAATTGTGCCGAACGAGCATCTGGTCCTTTTCTGAATTGTGGACTTGATCCTTCACCTTTAGCACCAGTTACTGCTTGGAATTGATTCTTCTCCCACAACACTTCGGGAATAGTTTTACCAGATTTTCTAGCACGATTCAAAATAACTGCCATGACGTTGGCATATTCTTGTTCGTTACGAGAAGATTCTGCATACACAGCACGTTTCAACAAATCCCAATCTGTTGAAGTCATACCAGCACCTAGATATCTCTCAGCATTTAATTTTGCGTCATCATCAGCAGTAATTTTAGATGGAGTTACAGAATCGGCTCTTGACTTATAATTCTTCATTCCCTCTGCGGTGGTAGAGTTCGGCGTAGGAGTTGGCGTAAATCCTTTGGCTCTACGCTTTGCTAATTCAGCATTCTCTTCTTCTTGTGTCATACCAGCGTTGCCAACATGAGTGAGCAAGGATAATCCCACACCAAGTTTGGCCGCACGACCTAACCATTGCCATTTTCCAACCCCGCCTGGTTTTCCAGCAGGCTTTTCACCAGGCTTCGAAGTTTTATCTGGAGTTCCAGGCAAATCTGGTGTACCACCTCCAGTTAAACTTTTTTCAACAAATTTTTTCAAAATCCATTCCGCAAAACCACCCAAAGCGGATTTGAATAAGTCGAATGCTGTTTTTAATGATGATATTCCTGTTTCAATCGCAGCAACTAAACCAGCAATAACTACGCCGATAGGTCCCAACATTCCCAACAACATATCAGCAAGACTCTTTTTCTTTTCTGGTGCAGTCACTTTTGTGGGTGTAGTCTTCTCTTTCTTTCCAAACAAAGATTCATACATCGACTCTCTATCTTTTGCTTTGGAGAAAAATGCATCCGCTTTATTTGTAGGAGTTCCACCTTGAAGTTTCACCATCTTAATGATGTTTTGACGCATCACATTCATATCTCTGGCCATAGAAGGAAGAGCCATAGAATTTTTTGCGGAGATTTGTGTATTGGTGCTTATAACATCCAACTTGTCGGATTGTGCCGCTAAAATAGGAGTAGTCTGTGAACTTAGTTTATCTGCGGAGTTTGATTTATCGCCAATAGCAGAATATCCTTTACCGAATATTTTTCTACCGATCAATGAACCTACACCAGAACCGCCAAATAATGCGTTTCTGATATCTAGTTTTTCACGGATACGTTTTCCTGCAGCCGAAGCCAAACCACCAACAATACCTTTTGATTGGTATTCTTGTTTTAGAATATCTGATAGTCTACTTTTATCTGCCATTTATCGCCTCTGCGCTTGCGCTTGTTTTAATTTTTCGTTCTCTTGTTCCAAATAACTCATCAACATTCCCACGTAGATACTTCTCTCCCATGGTACCATATTTTCTAACTCTGTCAAACTGTATTTGTGGTGTTGCATCAATGCGAAGTTCGTTTGGTAATGATTAGTTAGATTCTCATAGCCAAACGTTATCCGAAAAAACTTTGAATTCCTTCTAGTTCAATCGTTTCTTTGTAACCACATTTAACACAATTGAAATCTAAATTCTTTTTCAACTTAGGCATAGAACTAAAAAAATCTTTAATTTTTTCTAGGTCTTTGGATTGCATACTTTCTACAAAATCCACCAACTCTTCTTTTTTCACATCTTTGGCATAGTAAATGCTATCT